CCTGGAATTCCTGAAACCAGCAGGTAAGAAGGGTTGTTAGTTTAACTGTTGGGGGTCTTCGGACCCCCAACCAAATAAAGGATTGAAGTCATGAATGAAGACATACGAAAAATTCTAGAAGAGAACAATGTTGATAAAATTTCATTTTATTTTATCAACAGTCCAATTATAAGTAATGCATTTACAACTTGTGTTTTCATAAACTCCTCAAAGAGACGAATTGAAGCACGAGGAGTTTCTATTTGTTCTCTCTCAGATACATTTTCCAAATCTCAAGGAAAGAACAAAGCATTTGGTCGCGCTATTAAAGCTCTAGTTAGAAAACAGAACAACTGGAAAATTAACGGTTCTGGTCGTGATGACGAGTTTGCAAAACGTGCTTTTAAAATAAAAACACAGGATGATGAAAAATATTTCACGAATGAAATCGAAGAAGAACTCAGACGAATAGATCCAGATATGCTCATACATACTATACAAGATAATAGACATAAAAAATATTCATATGAGATTCCTATAAGTTATCCTGTTAAACTAGCTAACTTGTTATATAAATATAAATCTCAATACAGACCCGTTCCGGCTGGAGTTGAGGAACAAGAATTGATAAAAAAGCTGACTATATTTACAGAACCAATCGAAAAAGAACTAACTGAATCTAATATAAACTTCTGAGAGGTTCTAGTGATTTCTAGAGGGGGGAGTTCTTACTCCCCCCATACTAATTGTATTAAAAGGAGACTATAGAATGTGGCATATAAAAGCATAGTAATAATCGGTTTAGGAACCCTTGGAGGGTTCACAGCAGAAGCTATTTCCAATTTAGAAAACACCGAAAAGTTAGTCATAATAGACCACGATATAGTTGAGCAGAAGAATCTAAAAAATTCTATCTATAGACAGATTGATATAGGAATTGCAAAAGTTGAAGCTCTGAAAGATATTCTATTATACCAAAATTCAGATATAGAAATTTGGGCATTTCAAACCGAATATGCCGAAGGTATAACAAAACTTACAAAAGAAGATCTAGTACTCGATTGCCGAGATTTTACATACGATCGAAAGTCTGAAATTGATGTAAGGTTTTATATATCGTCAAGATATTTAATGGCCGATTTTAGAAAGAATGTTATTTATAAAGAACGACAAACTGGAAAATATATCATGGAATTGACGAAGAATGATTTAAAATATGCTGCGTCAATTATTTCAATGATGATTCACAACAATACAATCGAGCCTCTTATAACAAGCCAATCTGTCCAAAAATACGAACTTGATTGCATTAAACATATTGATAATTATTGTTATGATGTTGTTTATGAAAACACAGTAGGTGAAGAAAAGTTTGTAAATCTACCAGATAAGATCGTCCCAATTCTGGATATGAATAAACATAAAGATGTAACTGTATTTCTTGGGAGTAAAGTTTATCCAGTTCTTGAGAAAATAATCCCAATGAATACTCTAAAGAGTAGCAAAGATGTCATTGTAAGTCTGGCATCTATTGTAAGTTGCCAAAAAGATTTTAATAATTTTGTAGTATCAGTTTTCAATGAAGGTGGTAATGTTTACATCGAGCTAATTCCTGAAACAGGAGCTGCATGATGAAGATACTAGATATTGAAATAACAAATTTTGTTATACCTAAAAAATTGATTTATAAAAATGAGTTATATCGAATTACAAAACTAGCGAAAAAGTTTGAAATTAAAAATTACATAGTCAAAACTATCAATGACAAAATTGATATGGTCATATTAAACAATCCACATCCAAATGCAATTCCAAGGACCGGAGAGTTTTGTATACCAAACAGTTTAAGACAACATGAGTTAACAAAAGAATCAAACTCAATGATAATTAGTATGTTATCCTGCTTCAATTTAGATGATTGTTATTTTACACCTTGGGACGAAATAAAATATAAAAAATAGAGGTGTTAGAAGTATGGAAAAGAAACGATTGAGTGACGAAGAACTGTCAAACCAAGTTGGAACACTTATTGATGACGTCGTAAAGTGTTGTAAAGAAGCTGTTAAGTCGTTCTTTAGTTTAATGGTTAAAAGAACTGAGGAAACAGCAAGCGATTTAGTTGATAAAGGAGTTGACAATCTAAAACAAAAGATAAACGAAAGAGAGTCAGATGGCCAAGAAACAAAAGATTAGTTTAGATCAACCATCATTATTAGAAAAAGAAATTGTTCGTATAGTCGAAAAAACTATTAAAGATTCAAAAATACAATTGGCAGCAGATGATATAAGAATAATTGCAAAAGAAATCATGCCTGATATAGACAGGTTAATTGCAAATAAAGTTGCCCAACATTTTTGTGAAATAGGACAGTTTCTGACTGACAAATTCAAACTGGGGGATTAATAATGCCTAAGATATTAGACTATGAAACGTTTTGTGAAAACTTAGACGAAGTGACGTCTCTAAAGACATTTGGAAAGAAAAAGTTTCACCAATTTGGATTATTCTCTGAACAAATATTTGGTCCAGTAAGGAACTATACTTGTCAATGTGGAACATATTATGGAGTATCAAAATCTGGGAGTAAATGCGATATTTGTGAAGTCGATATTATAAACAGTGATGCTCGAAGAAAAACATTTGCAAAAATCACAATACCAATTCCAGTTGTAAATCCATTATTTTATGATCTATTGGTTGACTTAGGTGGAAAGAGTTTAAAAAAAGCGCTTGATGATCTTATGCGAAATGATAAAAGTGTCCTTTATATAAGCGATAATGAGTTTGTCGTTACCTTTAACCCAGAGAATTTGCCACAAGGTACACAAACATGGGAGCGAATAGAAGCAATTAGAGTTCTTGTCGAGGGTGTTGCAAAAGATATGCTTGAAGATGGAGTTCTCGAGTGGCAATTTATTATAGATAATATTGATAATCTTCTTATAGATAAGATTATTGTATTACCACCTGACTTAAGACCAACATCAAAAAGTTCCGGAGAAACAAAACAATTAATGGATAAAATCAACCGATATTATGTCCAAATACTTACTAAGAAAGAGATAATGAGAGATACGGTTATTAATATCCAACGAGATAAAGCTCTCTACTATACTTATTTTAAGCAATTACAAAAAGACGTGAGTGAGCTATATACCAGAATTCTTGAGAAAATGGCTAAAAAAGAAGGATTAATCAGAGGGAATATCCTTGGTAAAAGAATTGATTTTTCTGGTCGTGCAGTCATTATTCCAGATCCGACATTATCATTAGATGAGTGTAAACTTCCATATTTAATGGTACTCGAGATGTTTAAGCTTCCGATTGCCAAAAGAATTATACAGCTTGGCAAATTCAAGCTTCTCAATGAGGCAATTGATTTCATAGATCAATGTATTGATAGTCGATTGCCTGTTTTACTAAAAGTTTGTGAAGAGATAACAGATGGAGAGTACTGTATTTTAAATAGACAACCATCTCTTCATAAACTAGGCATGCTTGGTTTTAAAATTAAGGTTACGTTAGATCAAGTGATAAAAATACACCCTCTAGTATGTCCTCCGTTTAATGCAGATTTTGATGGCGATCAAATGGCAGTTTATATTCCAATTACTGACGAAGCCAAAGAAGAGATTATAAATAAAATTTCAATTTCTGCTAATTTAAGTAGTCCTGCAAATGAAAGCTTGACTACAACCCCGAGTCAAGATATAATATTAGGTATTTATTATTTAACATCGGCAGAATTCTCAGATAAAACAGTCATATATAAAGACAAAGACATTCCTTGGGGACAAGCTGAATTTAATAAACAACTTCCAAATGATTATCCTGTAGTCGAAGGAACTATCACCAAGGATGGACTTCTTGATATTCTTAACGACGTTAAGGATAAATATCCAAACAATATAACTATGCAAGTTCTTGATAATATTAAAAGGGTAGGGTTTAAATTTGCGACTCTGTATGGTTGTACTATGTCCTTAAAAGACTGCTCAATTGAGGGTTTAGAAAAAATAAAAGATGAAATATTTTCTCATGATGAGATTGGACATCAAATTGCTGCATTTTCAGATCCTCATTTAGATGATGAACTTAAGAATAAGTTTAAATATTCATACATGATAGAATCTGGTGCAAGAGGAAGCTGGGATCAAGTTAAACAACTTGTATTATCGAGAGGATTTATCTCAAATTTTGATGGTGAGATTTTACCACTACCAATTAAAAACTCTTTAATTGAAGGTTTAACCCAAGAAGAATTTTTCTACTCAACATATGGATGTAGAAAAGGTCTTTTAGATGTTGCATTAAATACGGGCACAAGCGGCTACCTGTCAAGAAAACTCATTTTTACATGTGCCAATTTACAAATTGATCATGATGTTGAAGATTGTGGAACCACAGATTTTTTAGAAGTTAATGTGAAAACAAAAAGAAAGGGTCGAATGTTGATAAACAGATGGTACCTTTCAGAAAATGGATCATCATTACATAAAATTAGTAGAGATAATTATAAAGATATAATTGGAAAAACCATCCAAATACGAAGTCCTATTTTATGTAAAACTCCTAAAATATGTAAAGTATGTTATGGAGATTTGTATAAAAGTTTGAACAGTCGCTTCATTGGTATTATTGCGGCTCAAACATTGGGCGAAAGAGGGACCCAATTAGTTCTGAGAACTTTTCACACTTCAGGTTCAGCAGTGATTAAGGGAAAAGAAAGTACAGAAACTTCCATGAAGCAAAAAGATATTATTGGAGATCTTGCATCCGTTGCTGACCTCTTACATAAATTTAAGGGAAAAACATATAATATCATAGTTGATGAGTTATTCGATATATATGATAAAGATATATACCACGTCCATTTTGAATGTGTTGTTGCTCAATTAATGTGGAAAGATTATAAAAAATGGAGACTCTTAAAAGATAGAGAAAAAGTTACACCGAATTTTTATTCTATACAGTCTGTACCCAACCGAGAAAGTTGGATATTAGCAATGGCATTCTCAAACCCGAAAAGATCAATTCTACAAGGAATTTTATATGAAGGAAGATATTCGGGCGTCATGGACAAAATACTTAAAGGGGAGAAAATAACATGAGAGATCCCGCTCGAATCGACCGTATTTTAGAGTTAATTGAGAAAATCTGGCGTCACTCGCCGGATTTTCGATTAACTCAACTTATAATGAATGTTCTAAATATGAATAACGATCCTTATTATATTGAAGATGATGAGTTAGAGAACGCCTTAAAATCATTTTGTAATAAGTATGTTAGGGATAAGGAGATTTAACAGTGAGAATAATTAATCCAATATCTACAATTCAAAATGAAGATAGGAATATCTTCACAATTCGACAACTAGATTATGACCAAATTTTACCTATCGTACAAGAAATAGTTAAACCTGTTGAAGAAATTGGATTTCAAATAAATGAGATTAATCTCAAAGATTCTAGAATCTCATCAGGAGAGCTTGCCAAAACTCTTAAACAAACATTGGTTATTAAATTACAAAAGGGTAGTTCCGAAATTGACTTGAGTATATTTATTCCCAAATTGGTTGATGGGAATTATATTTATATCAATGGAAGGAGAAAAATCCCTTTATTTCAACTTTTTGATATTCCCATTGTTACCAGAGGCGAAACTATAAAGCTACGAACAAATGTAGCAACTATAATGATATTTAAGAGTAAAGAGGAACCATATATTCGCATAAGTTTCTTAGGTAAAAAAGTTCCGTTATCTTTAATATTATTAGCATATCATGGTATTGAAGGTGTTACTGAAAAATATGATCTTAACATCAACATTGATCCAAATACTGATAATCTTTATGATTTATTGCGATACGACTTGAAAAGTTATTGCGAAGAATCAATTGGATATACAATAGACGATTTCACCCTTGAGCTCGGAAGAACATATTCCAGATATAATGCAAAATCAAAGGGAGAAGATATATTATATGCAATTGATTTAATTCCTAAAGTTGATTTAATCACAGCACAATTTATGGAACATAACTCTATTTTAGAAGAGTTAACTGAAATTCTCAAAACAGGATCAATTGATGACACATTGTTCACAAACAAGCGAGTGAGGTGTTTTGAGTATGTTGTAATTGCGAAAATCTCAAAGATTATATTTGACCTATGTTTTGCAAATCGGACAGCAAGACAACCAAAGTTTAATATTAACTCTACCCAAATTTTATCAGACTGCAATGTTTCGGATGTCGTTCAGTTTGATTTTTCAATAAACCCAATTGAAGAGCTGACAAAACTATCAAGAATAAGTCTTCTTGGACCAGGTGGTTTTAAAAGGGAAAATATTCCAAAACACCTAAGAGATATTTGTCCAACTATGTTTGGACGTTTATGTCCAGTTGACACTCCAGATAGAGATAACTGTGGAGTCTTACAGAACTTAGTTCCAAATGTGAATCTTTCTGAAAACTTAAAGTTTACAGATGACATTTGTGAAAAACACCCGATTTCAATACCTGTTTCAATGACTCCATTTCTTAAACATGATGATCAAACAAGATTGCAAATGGCATCTTCGCAGATGAGACAATCAATTATGTTAAGACAGTTTGATACTCCTTTAATAAGTTCTGGTTGTGAAGGTTTATATACAAAATATACACAGTTCGTCAAAATCTCTAAAAAAGATGGAGAGGTAGTTCATGTTGACAAGGATTATATTATTGTTCTATACAATGATAAAGATACCGAACTCTTTGATATTCGATATAGAAAAATTTATGTTGAACATATGGACTTTATGAACATATATGTCAAACCAGGCGATAAAGTTAAGGCTGGAGATATATTAGCAGAAAGTAATTTCTGTAAAGATGGTAATATAAATATTGGAAAAAACCTGCTCACTGGAGTAATGGTATATTATGGAAATAATTATGAAGATGGTATTGTAATATCAGATAGACTTGTCAATGAGGATATTTTAACATCTGTCCATTATAAAGATTTATCATTTGTATTAACTCCAGACAAAGTTCTCCTTTCCTTAAAAGAGGATGAGTATAAACCTTTACCAGAGGAACTTGAAACAGTCGCAGCAGGTGATCCATATGCCATTCTTAAAAAGTTAAACTCTGACGAATATTATTCAGTCTTTTCCGAGCACATATCATTAGAGGCTCGAAAAACCTATATAATTTCCGAAGTTAATTTGTACGGCAACTCATGGAATGAAGAGTTGCCTGAATACAGAGAATGGGTTGAGGCCAGATTGGCGACACAACAAGATAAAGAAAAAGATCTACAGAAGGTTCTCAAAAAAGTTATGTCCAAAGATCAAGCTATGAGAACCATTAGAGAACTCGGTCTAGATAAATTTTCATTCGTTGGCAAGTATAAACAAAAACGTGAGAGAATAAATGGTATACAAGTTGAAATGTATGGAGTTCATCTTAGACGCATAAAAGTAGGGGATAAAATGGCAAATAGACATGGGAATAAAGGAGTGATTTCTAGAATTGTTCCCCATGATAAAATGCCACAACTGCCAGATGGACGACATTTAGATATTTGTATTAATCCTCTAGGTATCATATCTAGAATGAATATTGGACAACTATATGAAATGCATTTAGCTATGGCAGTCGATTCTCTAAAACAATCAATGTTACAAATGCTTAAAGAAAATATTATACAAAAAAATATAAAACAATACTTACTAAAATTTATACAAATAATTGATTGCACAGAAGGCGGATGGTATTATGATCAGTTTTCTGAGCAGCTCCCAAAAAGAATAACAGATGAGTTTATTCAAGACTTAACTATCATTCAACCTTCATTTCAATCATGTAAATTAGAGCAAGTCGAAGAAGCAATGAAATTCACGGAAGCAGATTTTAAATACAAGATATATGATCCATTAGCCAAAGTTCATTTGGCAAATCGAATAGCTGTTGGATTTATTTACTTTTTTAGAATGGTTCATATTGCAGAAGAGAAACTTGCGGCAAGGGGGATTGGAGCATATGCAAGACGAACCTTACAACCTCTTGGAGGTAGAAAAAATAAAGGTGGACAAAGATGTGGCGAAATGGAAACCGCGTGTTTAATTGGCCATGATGCCCCAGTTAACTTACATGAATTTCTAACAACTAAATCCGATTGTATTGATTTAAAAAATAATTACATCCGTACTTTCATTGAAGCTACTCTTACTGATGATAGTAAAGAGTTAGACACAGTACCTGAATCTGTTAAATTACTCAATTCATATCTCATCGTAATAGGAGTCGATCACAGATGAGTATAATATATAATTGCTTTTCTACTACTGCTGCTACAAGCTATAATACTGGTATAAGTACTACTACTGCTATAAACTATAATACTGGTATGGGTCGTATCAAGCCTAAAACAGAAGAGGTCAAAACAATAACTGAAGAAGAAGAGGAAGATAAACAAAAACATTTACCTGTTTTTGATATAAAGGATCTAGACATATGAGCGAAGATAGAACACCACATGAGGAAGTAGTAGGAGTCGATCACAGATGAGTATAAAATATAATTGGTATTCCTCTTCTACTACTACTACTGCTACAGACTATAAAACTGGTATGGGTCGTATCAAGCTTAAAACGGAAGAAATAAAAGAAGAGCTCAAAACAATAACTGAAGAAGAAGAGGAAGATAAACAAAAACATTTACCTGTTTTTGATATAAAGGATCTAGACATATGAACGAAGATAGAACACCACATGAGGAAGTAGAAAATCTTTGGGGTGAAATATATATAGAGGATCTTGATAGGGTTATCGAAAGGATAAAACGTAGGGAAGCTGAAAGTGATTACTTTACTTTAAAAAAGTTCGAAAAAGGTCCTCAAGATAAAGAACCAAAAGAACCTATCTTATTCGATCTAAAGGATTTAGATATATGAAAAAAGTGTATTGTCCAGAGTGTGGTGGTGAGGTTATGATTACCAGACAAGTTCCAGAATATTCATGGACCATTGAGGAAGACTCTCTTGAAAGAGCTGATAACCATGATATAATGGATGGACCAGAACTATTATTTCATTGTGAAAATGATAGGGAGCATAATATTTATCCACGACTAGGTTCTCGAGTTGCTCTATTACTTAGGTTTTTTCAGTGGATGGATGAAGTTGAGGAATTTTATAAAGAAAATGTGCTCCCACATTTATGATAAGGGGAATTCTATGACAACTAACAATAACCTACCAGATATTCAATGTACAGAACCTGATATTAAAATCCCCATTATGCAAGTAGGGGTTGAGAATGCTGAGGTACCATTTAAACTTGAATCCAAATATGGCGGATTTCATCAAATGACTGCAAACGTTGCTTTACGAACTAGTCTTGATGCTAAAACTAAAGGTATCTCAATGTCTCGACTTCTGCTTACATTAAAACCATATTTAGATTTGCCATTAAAAAGCAAACTAATTAAAGAGATTTTGAAAAAGATAATTGAAAATGTTGGGTCTAATAATATACCAGGTGTCAGTGCAGCATATATGACATTTGATTTCAGAATGCCAATTATCAAAAAATCAATTATATCTGATAACCAATTTCCTATTTATTACAAATGCAAATTTGAAGGACAAATAATTGACATACAAATAACAGAAGCAGATAAAGTCACAAAACGAAGGGAATGGTATTATAGATTCTTTCAGGGAGCTACAATTCAATATGCCTCATATTGTCCATGCTCTGCCGAATTATGTGATGTTCTTGATTCCAAAGGATTTCCACATAGCCAAAGATCATTCGCACATATAATGATTGAAACTGATACTTATAAAGATCAGTATATTTGGTTGGAAGATATTATTGAAGCTGTTGAAAGAGTAATACCAACACTACCATATCCGGTTATTAAAAGAGTTGATGAGCAAGAGATTGGTCGAATTGCAGCAGAAAACCCGATGTTTGTCGAAGATGTAATAAGAGCAATATCTCAATCAATATCAGATATTGATGGAGTTGTTGATTGGATTGTTAAATGCAGCCATGAAGAATCCATACATACATCAGAAGCAATTGCAGTTAACTGGAAAGGAGTCCTTGGTGGATTTGACGAAAGGCGATACTTATGATTAAAGTTGTAATTTCATATGGTTTTGGAGAGAATAATAAATACCATCTTGAAGAGATCCCTCCCGATATCCAATTAGCTGTTTATAAATATGAGATGTTCAAAAAAGATGAGAAACGAATAATCGAAGCTCTTGAAAAAGCAGAAACAAATGTTTTAGCTGTGCACTTACCTATTGATGTACTTAAACAAGACGTAGGTGATATATTAGACTTTATATTCATGTTTAATCAAAAGTTTCGTTGTGAAAATTTTATCATACATCCAAATAAATTATTCATCAGTTTCCTCCATTACTATCTAGAAAATAGATATTATAAATATTTAAAAGATGTCCGTGATTACAAATTGTGTATTGAGACATTTCAATGGAGAAAGAAAAAAGTAGTGAGAAGTCCTTTGGATATTTTAGAATACTGCATAGAGTACCCAGAGATAAGAATGTGTATTGATACGAGTCATATAGAAGATATATGGTTTGATTATAAAATCATGTATAAGCTTTTACAATACACAGATGTAATACACCTATCAAATCGAGCAAAAGGACACGGTTCACACCTGCCATTTAATTCACCACATGGAGAATTAAACCTGGTGGGTTTTGTAAAAGATTTGAAACATAGATATAAATGGAGGGGTATTATTGTTTTAGAATATATGCCGGAACATCAACACAAACTATTAAAGAATTATTACTATGTAAAAAGGTTATTGGAGTAATTATGGAACCTTGGGAACACGAACAATTCGATTCTTACTATGAAAGCTGTATTACACATAGGAGCAATTATGGTCATCGTAAAATGTCTAGTCATCGTACAAGATATGAAACAGTAGAAGATTCTAAAAGATTAACTACCAGAAAAGGAGATATAATCAAATTTGGTTCTGGTTATTACGAAATAAATTTTAAAGATTGGAGAGATTGGTTTCCAAAGAAAGAACAAAAGATATTGTTTTGGCCTCGGAACAAGTCTATACCAAAATATGCTATGAACCAATTTGCTGTAGTTGCTAATCGTTATAGATGGATTAAATATAAGAATTATATGACATATCAAGATTATGGTGTAATACTTATGTTTATTACGGGTAGCAAACCTTGTAGGATCAGGAAATATTATATGGCAAGACCATATAAGTATGTGTCTTATTTTCCACATATACGAAAAGATGGCATATATGTCAAATTGAAAGAACCGTTTAAGGTTATTGATAAGACATGGTTTCTATTTGATTTTAATCTTTCAGAATTTATCACTAATATACTAAAAGATTACGGAGACACAGAAGAGTGTCGAGATATGTTCCTCAAAAAAATAAAACAACTGTTGGAGAATAATATATGAGTAAAAGTAAAGAAGTTGATATTATGAAGATATACTTCAAAGAGCGAGATTATGAAATCAAAGTGTTTGGAGAATATTCAGATGACAAATCTTTAAGTTTTCCTAGTTTTATTCTATTTCTACAAAGATATGTTGATAAAGCTATTGCAGCATACACAGGAAAATGGGAAAGAGAATTACCTCCATGGTTAAAATCGTGTAAAGAATTTGAAAATCATGGAGTCGCACCAACAAAGGCATACGAAGAGGTTATTAAAATCATGGCTCTTGCAGGAGCTGCACTTGAGACATATACTACTATTGATGCCGAAAAATGGAGAGAGAATCCAGAAGAGGATTCAAAGAAGTGGAAAGACTAATCCAATAAAGGAGACTTAACCAATATGAATGAGAATCTATCTCAGATGGTAAAAGACACAACACCTAAAGATTCTACTATATTTTCAGAAACAGATTTAGACCTTCCCAAAGAAGAGGCAACGGAAGTTGAAGAAACACCAAACCTCCCCGATACAATTGATATTATATCTTTATCTGATTGGTTCGAGCAAAACTGTGACCGGTTTGATAATATCAATCAAGTAAAAGTTGTTGTCGGGGGTGTTAACTCAGCAAAAAATCTAATCATGGCTGTCAAAGACCCAAGCGGAGGACAAGATGATAAGGGTAATGATGAAAGAAATCTGCGGTTATTTGATAATGCTGATATATCCCCAGTTCTCAATCTTCCTGGTATTTCAATGGATGTATATAATAATAACTGTTTCAGAATCATCTATGAATATGAGAATAATATTTTCATTAAATGTTATGGGGTAAAAACAGGACTGATTGCTGTTTTCTGTAATAACATTGATGGAAGATATATGATTCCATATGAAATAACCAGAGTTAAAAAGGGAGACACCGAGGTTGAAGTGATCTTAAAAGATACTGATCAGTTATCAGTAAAACTATCAGATAATGCTGATCTAGAAAAACTACAACTTCTCTATAGACAAAGCACAAAAGCAATTGACGAACTTACAACTAACCAGGATGTTGTAACTTGGTTACTAGCACGACAAGCAGAAGTTACAGATATTAATCATCATCTTCAAATTGATGGTGTTCTTATTGATACTTTAGCGTAAGGAGTTTGGGTGGGACGGGATGAAAATCCCTGGTGGAGCCCCAAAAAGAGTGTCCAGTATGTGGTCCTTAAAAAGTCCCACCCATACTTTATTATGAATATAAATAAAAATGTAAAACTTATATTAAGAGATATCTATCTCTATGACATTGAAGCATGTCATTATACAATTATGACAAAACTCGGAATGGACTTATCTGGTATTGACCGAGATAATAAGTTAGAAAGAAATATTCATATAGGGAAACTAATGAGAAAGAATCCCAAGTTAACATCAATCTTACGAAATACAACCAAGTCAATAATTGACGAATATATCTTACGTAATAATATTACAGATGATGATATTATTATTAGACAATATGATGGTATTATCATAACTAAAACTTTAACAGAAACTGATATACAACACGTTCCACTGAACATAAGAAAACATTTTCAGATATTTATATCTTCTATTGATCGAAAAAAATATATTGCATTTGATAGTGAGCACAACACAACTATAAAAGGTGTCGCGTTTAGATATGATGCAATTGATAAAATCTATGAGCAAATTTGTAGAATTAATTACGCAAATAAAGATTCTATCTTCAGGAATCTACAAAAAATAAAAGATAATTTCATGAGTTCAAACAATCCAAAATTATTTGGAGTTCCTTTGAAAAATGGAAAAGTTAATATATTTTTAAAAGGTTATGGTGAAATGGAAGTTTCTCCACAAACATTAAAGATTATGGATATAAATGACATCAATAAAGACAGATACTTTAAGTTTTATATTGAACCGTTTACAAAAAGTATCGTCACAGAATTTGTGAGGTAAAGAAAATGCTAATATTAAATCTTGGCGCAGGAAAACAGAGTCCAATATTGCAAGATCAAATAAAAGAGAAATCACGCTTTATTATCAATTTAGATACGGCATACTATTCAACACCCGAACCGGGAATAATTGAAAATCTAGTTGTTAAGTGGGATAGAAAAGCAAGCTATGTATCTTTCTGTAACGAAGACGCCTTTACATTTATGGAGAGGACAAAGTTGATATTTGACAGGGTTTGTATATATAGATTGCTTGAACATATTTCGATGGATAAGGTTCTATACTTCATATATCTCTTATCAACTATAACTAGAAAAGGGGGTCTTATAGACGTTATTGTTCCGAATTATGAAATACTCGCATCTATGATTTTGAAAGAAGATGTGAACGATAAAGATTTTGAAGGTCATAATATATTATTAACCACAGAACTTTTAAATGACCCATCATGTCCACATGCATCTATATGGACACCTGCAAGAGTAGAATATTTCTTCAAGTTAGAAAAAAGGTTTAAAATTAATCAATGGGCATCTAATTATGAATTTGACGGTCGAAATATTTATTTGCGGTTTTGGGCAGAGCGATTATGATTATACATAGCAAAGAATCTGGAGATTGTCCATCTGGCGGTGGTGGTCTTGCTATTACAAGACCGACCAAAAGAGAACGTGAGTATAGAGCTGAAATAATTCTATATTTGGATCGTAAGGACGGTGTTTATATTAAAAAAAGTCGGTATGGTAATAGTGGAAAAGTTAATACAGAGGAGTTAGTTGATGTGTTGTGTCATGTATTATCCTCACATGTATTCTTTAATTCAAAAATAAAACTTTTCCAAGAAGGTATGAAACATAGACTCAAAAGAGCGATTAACCGAATAATAAAAAAGGGGTGATTAAATGACACTGTTTCATGAGAGAGCAGAACAAATGGGTCTTGATGTGTCATTTGCATATAGAGGTATGTATATATATAGAGATAGATATGGCGAGATTGTATATCGTCAATTACAAACTGGAATACTTCCACATCATGACTCAAATATCCCACACCCAACAGATGGTTTATTAGTTCCCAAACTAGGTATATTTACCAAAGGACCAGATTGGGTAGATTATAGATACGCTGGATATGTATCTGATGTGTATAAGTTCATTGGTAACGATGTCTTAAACCAAAGAATTCGAGATGCAATTACTTCAGTTGGTATGCCAATTATGACAGAGAATACTATTATGAGTGATAATCTCACAAGAATGAGAAATGAAATTATCATTCAAAGTTCTCAAAATATCCCAAATGCTGGAGATGTATTACCTGTTATGGTTGTTGATAATAGTTATGATGGAACAAGAGCTGCAACTATCGCTTTTGGAATTGCTATGAATTATAACAACAATAGAGTTGTTTTTGCATTTAACTTGGGAGAGATAAGACAAGTCCATATTGAAAGTTCAACTACCAGCATGTCATCTGCCGTAAATTCATACATGGGTGTGTTTACAGAAGACATTCTTGATATGATTACTCAAAGTTTTGAGAGTAGATTGACAGAGGATGAAATGTTAGCAGTCCTAGATGTTATTGAAGGATATGGTAAAAAAAGAAGAGAAGCAGTTTCAGCTCTTCTTGATGAAATAACTCCCGAGTCAGGACTTCCAACAGCCTGGCAGATATTTCTTTCAATAGTTCGCTATAGTAGTTTTGAACCCAATCTGAATATTAAAAGAATGATGGAAAATGCTGCAGAAAGCGTACTTGTAATTCCACCACGAATGTATGAAGTCTTAGAAAGACTTTAAATTAGATGGGGTAGTATCAAGTGACTGGTACTACCCCATTCTTCATTTTTTTTTGGAACAAAAAATAAAAGGAGACCAGTAATGCCAGAAGAGCAGAGAGTATATTCTCCTGACCGATCATATGACATTCAGGTCAAGATAAAAAATTTAGATTATACAAATGACATGATACGGATTACGGTCGGTTCGTCGCTTTCCACTGCATATCAAGTTGTGACTCTAGTAATGATGGTTGACCCAAACGATATATTAGTAGAAAATCTATTTGGAGGAGAACCAATTAAATTGAATATAACATTGCTTAGAGAACAACAATATCCTGGCCCAAGAATTGATATTGAACTAATGTATGTATCTTCTAGTTTTCCACTGACAGAAAAAAGTGAGATATCTATGGGGGGTCAAAAAGATAGAAGTCCATTAACGATTGTAACTGTAACAAGACAACCGTATACTATTATGAACTCTCTTGTAAATAAAGTATTTATCGGTTCTACTTTATCATCAGTAATATCAAGTTTAGCATCTGATATTAGTGCAACAGTAGAGTATGATACTGATGGTCAAAATAAAGAACCAATTGATCAACTTTGTATTCCGCCTACAACTTTTTATAAAGTTATTAAAGAACATACAAGAAACGATCCTGATATATTCGATGGTTATTTAGATCAAAGATTTGGATTGTTTGATGGAACTCCAGGCGTTTTCTGTCAATATGATAATACCGTATATATTAAGAATTTAACATCAAGACTAAAAAAAGCTCAAACATTTACAGTATATGAACTAGCTGGTATGAAAGACAAGAAAGAAATGGATAGAATTTTAAATGAGTCTTTAAAAGGAGACGTTTTTTACACTTATGATACAATACAAACTGATTATTCTGGCAATGCTAAATTTGCAAAGTTGGCAACTTCATTAAGACATCTCGTAAGACCAAATGATACAATATCAGCAACACTTACGCAAGAATTAGAAGATGTAGCTAAGACGTACTCATTACATTATCAATCGAAATCAATTTCAAGTCCATTATATATAGATCCAGCTATAACAAGAACTAGATACTACAATGAAGATACGGGATTTAATCTTGTTCCAACACTATTCAATTCTAGATTTGGTAGAACAGTTGCTGATTTATCCACAATTTCAATTAATCTAGAAAGAAATTTACCAGTTTTAAATCTTATTAATGTTGGTGAGTGTGTGAAATTTAAACCAAAGACTCTTGAGTATGCAGATTTTGAAGGGAAATATATTCTTTGGAGTTCCGCTATTAACTTTGTACGTCCAGCCGGGTGGGAAACTACAGCAACAATAAATTTAGTTAGAACAAATAAGAAGAATTAATGGGGAAAACCCCACTCTAATTAATACCACGTCAGTAAGGGAATAAAGTAATAGGGTACATCTCAAGCCGCTCTTCTTCATTTTCAAGTCTCCTTTCATATTTAAAAGTTTTCTCAAATTCCTATCATTAATTAATATATATAGTTTGAGATATATACCCTAATTTAGAACAAAAATAAAAGGAGAATAGTATGCCAAAATTTCAAGTTACTGAAATCCAAGGAATGGCAGATGAGTATGTATCTGAGTTCTTGAGATGTAAAACCGACTTTGATTACTTTTGCCGTACCTATGTACTAATAGAAGTTCCTGGTAAAGATGTTCTTCTAAAGCCATACAAGAAACAAGTAGAACTTATAAATCTAATTGAGAAAAAAAGATACGTTCTTGTTTTAAAGAGCCGTCAGATAGGAATTTCTACAATTATTCAAGCGTACTCTACCTGGTTAACGGTATTCTACGATAATGCAGTTATTGGTATTATCTCAAAAGATGGAAAAGAAGCTACTGACTTTGCTCGTGGAATTAGAGGAATGGTCGAAAAACTTCCTGATTGGATGAAACCACCGAAAGGACCTTTGGGAAGAGGATTTGCAAAAAGAACAGAGCAATCATTCATTCTTACAAATGGAAGTAAAGTATTTGCTTCACCTGTTAATCCAAATGCTCCAGATAAAACTCTTCGTGGTAAGGCAATTACTTTTCTAGTTGTTGATGAAGCAGCATTTGTTCATCATATTGATACTGCTTGGACTTCACTTGTGCCGGCACTTAGTACTAACCAAATGCAAGCAAAAAAAGCAAACGTACCATATGGAACTGTTGTGCTTTCAACTCCAAACAAAACTATTGGAATTGGAGAGTGGTATTTTAAAAGGTATAGTAAAGCAGTTTCAAGAGATGATATTTTCGAACCATTTGTTATTCATTGGAAAATGATTCCAGAATTAGCAGATGATCCTGATTGGTATAGCACTCAATGTAAACTGTTTGATAATGACTCACGAAAAATTGCTCAAGAGTTAGAGTTAAAATTCTTACCAGCAGAAGGATCATTCTTTGAACCAGAAACTATGGAGAAAGTTCAAAATTCTGCAATGGAACCAATTGAAAGATTAAGACTATTCAATGGAGAAATGTGGAGATTTGGAAATCCAATCACTGGTAGATATTATATAATGGGTGTAGATACAGCACCTGAGCACGGGCATGATAAGTCCGCAGTAACAGTATGGGATTATGAAACTCTCGAACAGGTTGCTGAATATCAAGGAAAATGTAAAGTACTCGATTTTGTTAAAGTTGTTAAAGTATTAGCAACGCAGTATCCAGGAATGATTGTTATAGAATCAAACTCATATGGAAATCAAGTTGTTGAGCAACTCAATAATAGTGAATTTTCATTTATGGTTTATAAAGAGAAACGAGGTAAACAAACAATTATGCCTGGTCTATCAACTAATACAAAAACTAGACCATTAATGATTGATGCTCTCTACTCTTATATTACACAATTTCCTGAGTGTGTTAAGTCAGAAAGATTAGCCCTTGAATTAACTGGTCTTGTAACAAAACCAAATGGTAGGGTTGAAGCAGATATAGGGTGTCATGATGACTTAGCTTTATCTACATCGTGTGTTTTCTATGTAAGAAAGTATGATCCACCAATGATGATTGAAACTCAAGAATATTCTACATTCTCAAATGAGATGGCAAGTATTATTGCAGGGAATGTGCGGATACAATCCGAGTTTACCAATGAGGCCATTATGGAGCATGTTAAAGATAAAATTGATGAGATGGGTGGGTTTATTGATATTTTAAGTATGTATGAACAAGTTTAAGGAGAAAATTAGATGGATGATCAAATTGCACAAATTACTGAGTTATTTGCTGCTCCAAGAGGGACTCTCCAACTTGCACTTAACTACGGGGGAGTCAAAATGTATACGTCTTCTATATTAAGGCAGAATTTTGTAAAAGCAATGAGTAAATCTTCACGAACTGCTCCTATCGTATCAACAATTATTAAACTAATGGGAAAGGGAGAATTTGTTCCTTGTTATTTAACTGACAGAATTATTAAAACCATCTTGAAAAAACAACCTCCTGAATTTAAAGGATATGCGGGCCAAACAATCGGAAAGTATATTCTTGTATTTGTTGACAATGATACAAATATTTTTGGGTTTGCATCTAATAATGATTTATCAATCACAACTTTACATGAATTAATACACAAAGCATCATATAAATTTCCGAAGCAATTTTATCAAACATTTAAATCAGAATTAACGGCATACTATAAAAACTATTGGTCACAACTATTTATGGTTAAAAGAAATGGACTTGATGATAAAACAGTTCAAAATATAGTTGATTTTATTTATGCTAATACAGAAACAAAAGGAATTAGATCTAATAAAATATTAGTTGAATATCACAGAATGTTGTTAGAAACATTTAGAGATATATCTACTTTAAAACCTAAGAAGTTACAAAAGATGGTAACTGATTATATCGTTCTTATTAAAATTATATGGAAAGGAATGACATCTGGAGTACCATCTTTAATTCAAAAAGCTATTTTTGCTAATAGACAAATTGTTGTTCCATTATATACATCATATAAAACGACGTTTGGTATAAATGTAAAGTATATTAAAGAGTTATGTTATCAAGAATTATATGCACCATCTGAAGTAATTTCATTGCCAGCATTAATCAAACGTCCAAGTCAAAAAGTATATAAAATGATCAACAAACTGTAAGGAGATATAATATATGCCAGATGATGAAATAATGAGACCTGGTACAGATCTATTAATCGAGGGCGCTACTAAGGTGGCTAGTGATAGAGCACGTAGAATCAGTAGTTTACACAGAAGCACTGATGAACTAGTCCAGGAGCAAAATAAAAAAAGACTTCAAATTTCAAATGAGATCGATGCGTTAACAAAACAACAACAAAAAGCGATGGCACAATTGAAAGTTGAACATGGCGAGATCACAACTGAAACAGCGCAAGGTTATAGTAATGTCCTAAAAGGATTAGGACGTACAATTGACTCCTTAGCAACAGGTGTCAAAACTATTACAATTGATACAAGTAAAGCAACTTCACAAGCAATTGGGCAATATGGAAAAGCAATTAGTGAAGATATTAGTATAAATAAAACGAATACTATTGCTATGGCTCTTTCCAGAGCAACTCCTCTTTTTGGATACTTCGCTGCAAAATTTATGGAAACAGATGTTTTCCAAGGTGCAGCTAGAAAAATTAGAGATAAAGTTGGTTCAGCAATGACTGAGGGATTATCAAAGGCCGGTTCTGGAATTGCTAATATATTTAGAAAAGGGAAAGAAGTAGTAAGAGAAGAAAAAGAAAAAGAACCAGCAACCATATCAGATATAGAACAGCTTCGAAAAACTATTGAAGGAACAGCTCCAAAATTACAAGAAGGTGGTTATATTAGACGAGGAGGGATGGCTGAAGTTCATGCAGCAGAAGTTGTTGCTCCAATTGATAAAATCCTTGAGCAAATTGATAAAGCGAAATCTGCAGATATATCAAAGAAACTAGATAAGACATTAACATTAATGTCCCAAAATTTAATAAGATTAGAAACAGTGGTAGTTGAAAGAAAAGAAGCTGAAAGAGGTATAATTAAAACATTCATTGATGAGTTCCAACGAGCAAGAGATCTAAGACAAGAATCACATCAAAAAAGATTATTAAAAGCTGTTCTTGAATTAAAAGTTGGTTTAATTGGTATGACTTCTCGTATGAGAATTGCATGGCAAAGAACTCTTCTTCAACACCCAACATTTAGGAATATACTTTTATTTTCTGACATAATGAAGACAGCTATAGTTTCTCCAATTAAATTTTTATTTGGAATTAGGGGAGGTTATGCTGGAGATGTTAGAGGAGCAACAGCGACACACAATGTCTTCTTAAAATTATCAAATCTAATGGCATTAACATATACAACTTTAATGCCAAAAGTTGATGAACTTGTAGTTTATACAAAAGCAGCAGCAGAAGCTGCCGTTGGTGAAGAGATTTCTCCTACAAAAAAATATACATATACAATGTTTGATAAGATACGAGAGTTCATGACTTCAAGATCAATTGGATCGCTACAGGAAAAGTTATTTGAAGGCATAACCAAAAAATTCGGTCTTAGTAAGGAAGTTATGGCCGAAGCTGGTATTACAGGTCTCGGAGGGTTTGCAAGACCAGGTAGAATCATGAAGGGAATGGCAGTATCAAAAGAAAATATATTTGGAGCTATGTTTGAAAGTAAAGCTTGGTATGAAATGAAAGAGGAAGTAACCAGCCTTCGTAAAATGAAACAAGAACAGGAAGAAAGAGAAGGACCACATTCCCTAAGTATGGCAGAGAACATTTCAAAGACTGCTGAATTTAGTGAAAAAGGAGTTGAACAAGCGGAAGAACAGGCAACAACATCTCTAACTCTGCGTGAAAAAGCAAATAAATTTGCAAAAGAACAACTAGGTGCAACAAAGAGAGCAGGATTACGTCTTAAGAAGATGGG